CATGATTAACATTGCATCAAATCTGTTTTCCATTGCATCAATCGCGTAATCTGATATTGCAGAGTGTCTCATTCCAGGAACTGAAAGTAACTGAATGTCAACATCAGATGTTGAAGCCATAATATCTACAGCTTTTCTGTATGCTGAAATTGTAGATCCGGCTGTACCACCTTGATTTGTTTCGTCATCAATTTCTCTCTTTGCAGCATTGTTAGTCAAATCACGCTTGTCTTTGTTAAATACGTCTACACCGTCAAACCCACCTTGAAGTGGAAGTGTAAATTTTAAATATTTTCTGTTTCCGACAATCCCTAAGTCATCAACTGTTAATCCTCTAGTCTTATTAGTGGCGTTTGCAGCGATTACTCCGTTTCTAACATAAGAAGCGCTAAGCCAGTATTCTGGATCAGCAAAAGTATTAGAGCCTGTACGAACTTGAATTTTTTCTAAAGAAAATCTATTGTTGTTAAATCTATCGCTGTCTAAAACAGTACCGTTCTGATCTGCAACACCTGCGTTACCACCGACAGAAAAGTTAATTGCATCTTTTCTGTGAGTAGGAAAATATTTTACATATGAGTTTAGAGAAGAGTCGAAAGGAGTATTTGCATTTGGTGTAGCAGTCGATTCTTTTCTATTAGACTGCATGCCCCAGTATAAGTTCGAATCAGATCTTTTGCTAAGACCGGTGCCTTGAGCAACTGTATGTCGGTAAGGGAAGGGAGGTTCTATTATTCTTTTATGGACTTGTGAACCTGCATATGCAGCACTATCAACTGGTACCGAGTTTAATAGTGACCCTGACGTAACTAGATGATTTGGGCCTCTAAATCCCATTGGAAGACTTTCTTCAGGGACTTCTTTCTTTTTCATAGCATTAGACATTTCAACTCTAATGTATCTCGATCTAACTGTATGTGTTCCATCAACAACTATTTTTTGAGACTCTGCGTCATTGTCAAAATTAAATAGTATTTCTTGATCGCCTATTGCTCTTGCAATGTATCTGCTAGAACCTGGATCTAAAGATAACCCTCTAAAAGATTCTAAAACAATTCTCTCTTCATCGCTGTCACTAAACTTTCTAATGAGAAGATCAAATGTCCCGTAAGGATCAGAGTCTGACGTTGATTTTACAATATTTTCTATAGATACCTTAAATTTAGTTGACAAGCCAGAACCGTCTGATAGTGCTTTGATTCTAAAAAGGTCATACGGAGATGCACCAAAAGCTTGCGAAATTACATATGGAGATTTAGCAGAACTAAATCTATCTTCAAAGGATTCATAAACAGGAACATTTGAAGCAGCAGCAGCCGCGGCTCTTGCTACGCGGGCAACTGAAGATGTCAATATCATTGCAATTGGCTCTTCGTCTTTAACATACACACCTGCTGTAGCAACACCTGCGCCTGTAACTTCAGCAAGCGTAGGGTAAATATCGTAAGAACCAAAAAGTAAGTGACCTTTTTCTTCAACCTTCAGCGGGTCTGTATTTAAAATATTTGCAAAATAGTTGTTTGCAGTCATGTCAAAAGAAGCAGTAATAGCTGTCGGGTTTGAAGTTGTACCTTTATAGCCGTTCATAAATAATACAAAGTCTTGTGCACCTGCTGTCTTCTTAACTGAGCCTGTTGTAAAACCTCTAACAGTCGATGAGTTTGCTGTTACCGAAGGAGAAGTGTTTGTGCCTGCTCTGTTTCCACTCAGCGACAAAACAACACCGCTTGGAGCTAAAAGAACGCCTCTAAGAATTGCCGATGATTTATTTTCCCCTAAGGTCTGAATACCTGCATCACTAAATATTGTTGAGCCGTTAGACTCAGACATAAAACACCCAAGGAAGTATGTCCGGCCATGCCCATCACCGCCTGTGTTAGCAAAGGGGTTATTACCAACAATTCCGCTATCTTGAATAGTCGATTGGCCTACAACAAATCCTGCATTTGTCACGTTTCCTGTGTCTGAAGCTCTTTTCTTTCCGTCTCCTGCGCCAAGGACCCTTACATACGTAACAGCCTGTGCGTTTTTAAGCCACTCATTAACAGCAATAGGGCCAAACTTAGATCCGTCTGAACTACCGAAGGCTAGTTTAAATTCTCCGTAGTTTGCAAACGTAAGCGGGACAAAAGCTGGACCTTCAACCGATGTTCCAACTATACCAGCGGGTACACCTGTAGGACCTGTAGGGGTAGGTCCCGAAAGATCAATCTCTCTTGTGCTTACGCCTGCTGATTTAAAAGTTAATTCTGCCATTTGATTTCTCCATGTATCATATTATAATTATTCAAAACTTACGCCTGAATTTGTAATAATGAAATCTATTGCAATAAATTCTGCTGCTCTTGTTGGAACTAAGACGATTCTACCATTAAGCCTATTCTGCTCAGCATCTTCTGCAGTGTTATTGGAAGAGTTCATTACTACTCTAAATGAATCAATACCTTGATTTGATTGTATGCTTGCAAGCTTTGGCTTTGTAAGACTTATAAATCTTGCTCTTGTTGCAGGAGTATTTTGTTCAAATATTAATCCGTTTGCAATATTAGACACGATTCTCTTAACTTCTAGTAACATTCTTCTAACATTTACTCTATCTAGCGCAGATTTTGCTTGTTGTAGTGTCTTTTGTCCAAATATTACAAAACCCCCGTTCGGAAAAGAAGCAATAGGATTAATTCTAGACTCATATAAGACATTTCTATCTTCAGCATTTAGTCTTACTTCTGTGTTGAGGACAGACTCCAAAGCGCCTCTATTAAATCCAGCTGGTGCAAACCACGGGAATGCAACTCTGTCATTAAAACCTAGGGCTGAAATTGCTGCAACTGTTGCTGGAACATTGACAGCGTCTCCATTAACTTCATCGTTGATAATAACGTCTGGAAAGTAGGTTGCTGTATAATTGTTATCGAGTGCTCTTGCTTCAAATGTTTCTGTTGTTTTTCTTACGTTAGGTCTAATTGTTGCATCATCATAGAGTCTGGTTAAGTCATCGCTGTATGGTGGTATGTCCATTAAGTATATTGCTTTACTGTATTCTTTTGTTTTTTCCATAGCATGATCTGCTACAAAAGGACTTCTTATTCCGGGTATTGCAACAATGTTAACTCTAGATGCAAAAGGATCTGTGAGAATAGATATAGCAGTTCTATACGAACTAACTATATTGTTTTCTTTTCCAGCACCGGGTGATGACTTAGAAGATAGATTAATATAGCCAGAAGCTCCACCGTCAGCCTTACCTCCATCGGCATCTGAAGACTTGTCATTCATAAGTCTTTGGTCTCTATCAAGTATGTTTAGTCCGTCAAAACCCCCATAGAGCATGTTAGTAAATTTCATATATTCTGAAAATTTATTAAATGCAGTTGAAGATCTTGCAGCAGCTAGACTTGCAAAAGTTAATCTATCCAAAGCACCGTCTTTAATTGTGTACCTTGGCTTGACTAGTTTGCCGTTTCTTAAGTAGGCTGCTTCTTTCATATGGTCAGAGACAGAACCTGTCAGTCTTGTTAGTGCAACTGCACTATCCAAATCTTCAGTACTTGTACTCGGCTGATTGTATAGTGCAACTCTGGCAAGCGTAAATTTATTATCATTAAACAAATCTGTTGCTGACCCTGTTACTAGAGTATCTATTTTTTCAAGACCTAGTAGCTTAGAATAACCATCCAAAAGCTTGTTTCTTGTACCTGATCCGTTTGATTGTAAAAGAGGATTAGTTACAACGCTTTCTAAAGGTACTCTTTCAAACTTAATTCCAAAAAACATTCTGTTGTCGGCGAGTTCAAGCGAACCAGGTCGACCCGTTAAGCCGGCGGGTGATGAGGAAACTGCGCCGCGCGTTGCTTTAAATCGCATAGGCACAGGGGGGAAAATTGAACTAGTCAAAAATGTAGCGCCGACAGCAGTTATTCTTGCACTTGTGTCTTTATTAATTGAACCACCGTCCAAGATAGAAGTATTTTCTGTTAAAGAAGTTGTTGTTTTAATAACAGGTAATCCTCTAAAACCAAAAGGTAGTGCTGCAGCTGGTACTTCGCCATCTTCGACACTAGCATTCATTACAACTCTTACGTAGCTTGATCTATTTGGTCTTTTTCCAGTAACATTTAATCTACGCTCAGACTCAGTTTCAGCATCAAAGTTAAATTTTGCGCTTAAGTCACCGATCTTTGTTCCGATATAATCATCATCGCCTGGGTTTAGAGTGCACAAAGGATACTGTTCTAAGACTCTCATATCTGTATCTGTATCGTAATAATCTCTAACTAGAACAGTAAAAGTACCGTATGGGTCTTTAGGGTTAGTTGATCTTCTTAAGTTTGAAATAGAAACTTTGACTTTTTTATTTCCTGATGTTCCGTCATCTAAAGACTCAAAGTGAAAAAGATCGTATTCTGTGTCGCCAAACGGCTGAGAGATAAATGCTGTTGATCTTGAAGTAGTGTATCTTGTGTTAAACTTACCAAAAAGTTCTGTGAACGCGGTGCCAGATAGACCACCCGACCCGACAGAATT